CCTTGTCACCACGAATAACTTTAAGCAGTTCTTCAGGGCTGGTCTGATTATAGGTGCCAGATTGAATGTCCTTAAGGATGCTTTCAGGGGCACCGTATTGACGAGCAATAGCAAGCTTACCTTTAATACCCTTAGAAGCTAATGTGTCTGACTCTTCAATCTTTCTAATTTGTTTTGCAGCTTCCGCCATGTCACCGTTGTTACGTAGCAGCTCTACAGTGTTCTCTAAGCCTAGCTTACCCGCCTGAGTAATTAAAGACTCTCTTCTTTTTTGCTTAGCGAGCATGTCCGCATCCATCTGTGCAAACCTAGCTCTAAGAGCAGGAGCAGCCTGTGGATTAACATTACTTACAATCTGTAGCATCTGGTCTCTGTCAGCTTTCTTAGTGACATCGAGCTTAGCCATCATCTGGTCAGCCTTCTCTTTTGTAGTCCTAGTATCAGCACCGAATAAACCACCCATACCTTGACGTAAGCCTTGAGCTGCCTGTGCGCCCAGAGCCAACTGACGCTGAGCAATAGAAGCACCAGCCATAGGGTCAATAGGAGCTTGGGTAATGCCTGTGAGCAAACCTGCTAAATCTGTTTGTGCCATTGTTTTGTTCTCCTATTTATGCGTAGTTGCTGTAGTCGTCATACATCATGCCAGAAGCGCTACCTGCGTCTTGACCTAGATTATAACCGTAATAAGCATCTCGTTCATCTTGAGTCATGTTATCTATGTATTCTAAATTATCTCCGGCTGTACTACTAGGAGAACCACTACCAAAGAAATCAATAACGGAACCTAACAAACCACCACCGAAGTCACCAGTTACAGGGTCTTTTGAACCAGTTACACCACCTAAGATAGCCTGTAGCTGCTGCTGCTGAAGTAGGTTAGCCATCTGCTCACCCTGCATCATTCCCTCAAGACCAGCAAGAGAACCCTTAGCTGCTAGTTCAGCACCTGTGAGCTGACCCCTAGACGCTAACTGAGATGGTACTGCGGAAGCGCCAAATAAGCCTAGAGCTTGAGTCTGTGGATTATAACCAGCAGTTTGTAAGCCTTGACCTAACTGTAGGTTCCTAAGCTGCTCTTGACCTACCTGCTGTCTAGCGGCTAACTGAGCGCTGAGCATAGCTTCTTGTCTTGCTTTCTCATACGCAAACTGCTCTGAGGTTCCACCGTACTGACCACTGGTAATACCTCCACGACCACGAGCAAACAAACCTTCATTCATTGCTTGTTGTCTACGCAGTTCTTCAGGAGCCTGTGCTGCTCTAATCTGATTGTAGAGGTCAGTAGTAGCTTGCTCTGTGCCTACACCTAGACCACCTAAAAGTCCTTGTGCGCCTTGTAGGTACTGTGCTTGTCTAGCCTGCTCTTCAGGAGACAGTGTAACAGCTAAGCCTCCTTCAGGAGTAGTTGCTGCTGTAGCTAAGTTACTCGTTACAGTGTACGGCTTGAACTGTGACGCTTCAGACGCTGCTTGACCTATAGCACCACCAGTGGCTAAGCCAGCGGCACCTGCTGCTCTAGCGCCTTCAATACCTTCTTGTCCAGCGTAGTACTGACCTGCTGTATTAACTAGGTTTCTACCTAAGTCCATTAAAGACATTCTTAAATTCCTCCAATAATAAATGCAAGCAGTTCAGAGTAACGAACTCCCAGTCTAGTTTGTTCTTCACCGTCATCGTTAGTCCAAGTGCTGCTTGTGAACATAGCGTAGTCGCCAGCGTCAAGACCTTCTGCTTCAAATGCAGCTTGTAAGTCCTGAGCTATAATACCAAAGTGAGTTCTAGCTTCATCGTCGTTCTCTGCTACAGAAGACTTCCAGCGAAACTTACGTAACAAACCTTTACAGGCTACAGCTACACGAGTCTCTGCTTCAGTCAGCTCTGCTATGTCTTGCTTCTCGTTCTGGTCAGATGTCTGGATAGTGCCGTTGGTAGCGTAGATGTCATTGAACCTAGCTGCTACTTTACCTAAGTCTACCAGATTGTCGCTGTCAGCGTTAGTGTTTACGTTAAATGGAGATATGTTTTTCTGAGTATAGTCTATAAAACGTAACCCTGTTGCACCTTGTCCTAAACTAAAAAACCCTTGAGGACTTGAGTAGTCTGTTGTTATTTTACCTGCAATGTTAGCACCGTTGTAAAGCGTTAGTGCTGTCTGATTCCCTGCTGGTGTTGTAACCTTAATCCCGTCGTCGGCTGTAATACGCATACGTTCCGTAAGTGAACTACCGGATGCTGCTGCTGTAGTGCTTAACACTATATCAGTAGGAGCAACACCTGTTGACCACTGGCTTGTTGCTATGCCAACTATTGTGGCAGTTTTTGGTAATTCATTCGATTCACCTACTGTTCCAAAAGAAACAGTACCTAACACAGCACTGGCAGCAGGGGTAGCATTTGAATTGTGACACTGGAAAGTAGGGCTATTACCTACTAATAGTATATCGTCAACAACACTAATGTTAGCTGCAAACTGTGATATACCTGCTACATTTAAAGTGCCCGACGTAGAGATATTACCAGTAAAAGCTGTCCCTGTTTTATCTGCTTTAGTAGCTGACGCTGTAGCGATGTTGTTAAACTCAGTTGTGAACTCAGCGCCTTTGATTAACTTACCTGCGTTACCAGAGGGAAGAGAATCTTTAGCACCAAAGTTAGTTATTACTGTATAGTTAGCCATTTAGATGAATCTCCCTAGTAAGGCATGTATGTCTATTTTTTGTATTGAAAAAGGTTTACCGTTAATTGTTGTCTCAACGCCTACGGTTACTTCTGTACCTGAACCAGTTGTGTTTACTTTTGGTGTTTGAACTGTAACACCGCCTGAGTACTCACTGATGTTAAACTCACCTACTCCGTAGACACCTTCGTTTACTACGTCTTCGAAACTAAAGCTTGCCTTAGAGAAGCTGTTAGAGTAATCGTAAGCCCAGTTAAGAACAGCAGATGCTCCTGCACCACCAATAACAGTTACGTTAAATTTCTTAAGGAACTTTAAGTTAGTCGTATTACCCCAGTCCAGTGGGTGACTAAAGTACCTCATGTCGTAAGAGTCTGTATCGTCTATATTCCCTTCGTAGGTCACAAGCCCGCTTTCTTTGCCCATGTAAAGTACATCATCAGCAAATACTGATAAAGCCAGTGGCTCTATAGTTGACCAAGTAGTGACCCTAAAGGAACCATCTTCTAAGGGCGCTCTAACGTCAAAACAATAGACACTCTTTGAGTGAGGCAAGGTCAACAAGTAAAAAGCGTGTTTAGCACTGTAACAGCTTCTTATGGTGTGTCCGTTGCCAGAAGCAAACTCAGCGTCAACACTCTGCATTAAGTCTGTACGTACATTCTTACTTATGTCACGTAAGGGTATTGACTTTTCTTGAATTAAACGACCAAGAGACATCACTCCACGGTTAGACAGGAACAATAAATCATCTCCTGTACTTGCCACAGAGTCTCTAGCAATACAACCAATACCTTCAATAGTGTCAGCCAATGTTATTGAAGCAGCAACACCACCTTCCAAACCTACAACACCTGAGTAGAGTATAATGGAACGCTTACCGAAGACAACTAAAAACCCGTTGTGTTCAGCAAGAGCAACCACTGAGTCGTAACCTTGAGGCCATACAGTTGTTAAATCAATAGTAATCCAAGAGTTACCTGAACCATGCCAGATGTCACCATTAAGCAAGGCACTACCATAAATCTTATAGTCTTCGTCTTCTACAGAGGTAATCCATAATCTACCGAAGCCTGCTAACAGTTCGTCACCCTGCGGCGGAGCTGTACTTCCAGAATTAGGGACTAACTCAAGAGCAGTACCACCCGCTGTAAACTTAAGAGGAGCATGTCCTGCTTGAAAGAAATATACTTTGTTAGTAAAGGATGCAGTCTTCCAGTTGTTACCAGTGCATGAGTAACCAGAAGGGAATGCTATCTCAGTTAAAGTTGTAGTACCAGTAAATATCTTGTTGTTACCCATTGAGAAGACAGTTACTGTTCCGTCATACGCAATAAACTCTTGTATGTGTTCTATCCCTACGCTTGAGCCAAGTACTGACGGGCCGTTAGTGGTGAGTTTTTTGTAGCCATTCCTAGCACCAATACGACCATTCTTATCAATTACACAGTTGTCAGCAACACTAGCAAAGTTAGGAGACATGCCCACAGGAGAGTCTTGCGTGTTCAGCCCATAGAAAGCAGGAGCCGCGATTGAAAGATTCTGTAGTGGTTGTGCCATTATACATCAGTCCATATAGTTTCTGAGGGGAACCTTGCAGCATCCATTGAAATTGCATCGGATAGTGTAGCCTTTGCCATTGCCAGCATAGAGTTGCTAGATGTTCCACCAGTCTCACCACGCTCCTCAATAGCTAAAGCCTGTGCAAACTGAATAACAGCGGCTGAAGGCACGTTAAGGACATCAGTGTCGTTAGTAAACTCTGCGTCTCTGTTGACTACGTTAAAGCGTAAGTTATAGACATCATCTGGAATAGGGTAGATGTCTACTACTGCATAGCCGTCGTCATTAAAACCATTCCAAGCATAGTAACAAGGAGAGCTTTGGGGAGGTTCTTGATTAAGGAATACGTTGTTCATCCACGAAGATGTAGCCTGCTTCATAAACACATTGCTTGTGTCGTTAATAACATCCAGAGTTTTTAGTCCTGTTCCTGAACCTACTAAGTTATAGCTAAAGACACCGGCAGTAGTATCTACAGTCAGCGTAGTGCGCATTGACGACCAATCCCAAGCATCCTCAACGATACGCTTAGCGTCGTTAATCAGCTCACCGATTAGCTTACTGTACGGATTAGAAGACACAGAGACTACCTCGTCCTCCCTAAGTCTACGTAATACTTTGTTTACTGCTTCTAAGTAAGTCATAATTGAAATGTATTCCTCTCGTCAAAAGAACTAGCAAACGGGTCATCGTACAGCCCCACTACTTCCTGTTGTTGTTGTCGTGCTTGTGGTGAACGTAGCAGTTGTTCTAATGGGCTGACTTCTATTTTAGTTTTAAACTTAAACAGGTCATCTTTAAATATATCATCAGTAGTACGTGTAGGGGATAGCGTAGAAGCTCCTGTAAGCATCCCTAAGCCAATCTTAGGCAAGTCTATACCTACGCTGCCTAAACTAGGTAAAGCCTGTCTAACGGCTGTATCGGCAGCAGAAAGGACATCACCTATTGGCTTAGTGACTGGTTGTAGTAC